GCGGAATTGATGAGCCGTATCAACCCTAAGGATCTCGCTAAGAAAGAGGTCTCCGCTCTCCAGCACTACTTCAACAAGGTGGTCGCACTGGACCAAGAGAAGGTCTCGACTGAGTACGACAACGACCCGCCCGAAGAATCGGCCATCGTTGAAAGCGGTCTCGCTCCGACGCGCATTCAAAAGCAGCTCAACGGACTTGGCCGGCGTGTGATACCAAACGGCGCAACGCTACTCACGCAAGGCATCGACGTTCGCAAGCGAGCCTTGCATTGGGTGATTCGCGCGTGGACTGCGGACGGATCGTTCCACACGATCGACTATGGCGTTCACGAAGTCGTCGGCACGCAGTACGCAGTCGACGAAGGCGTTGACGTCGCGGTGATGAACGCGATTTGCGATCGGTATGAAGCCACGAAAGACACCGAGTATCTAACCGAGGAAGGCGGGCGAATGCCGGTCGATCTGACTCTCGTTGATGCCGGGTGGAAGACCGACGCTGTGTACGCCGCCTGCATGAAGATCGGCGCTGGTATCATGCCGGTGATGGGCTTCGGCAAGTCGTCCGGCTGTACTCAAGCTAATTTCCACGAGCAGCAGCGCAACACGAAAGACAAGAAGCCGGGCGACGGTTGGTTTCTCTCACGCCGCAAAGCTCTGTGGCTGGTATGCGCCGACACTGACCGATGGAAAGGTTGGGAGCACGATCGCTGGATGACCAAGCCCGGATCGCTCGCTTGCGGCTATATGTACGGTCGGCAGCACGACAATCCCGAGTATCTATCGCAGGACTCGAAGGACCATCACGCCTACGCGCGCCACATCTGCAACGAGAGCGAAGTCGAGGAGCCGCACAAAGGCACGATCCGCCGGGCGTGGAAAGCTAAGAGTGATAACACACACTGGCTCGACGCGAGCTATTACGCCGACGTGGCGGCCAACATCAGAGGTGTGAAAACGGCGAGCTCGATGGCCGCGCAGATACCACAGAAGAAAGACCCGACGCAACGCAAGTCTCTCGCTGAATTAGCCGGGAGGCGCGCTTGAGTGAATCACTACCGAGCGGCGGCCGAACGCCGCCACATCTCAGGATGTCGCTGGCCGATATTGTGCGGCAGACGAGTGGCGCGAGCGGGTGCCGGTTCTGCGCGTGTAACGATTTCCGAGTGATCAGCAAGAACGCTGAAGGACAGGTAACGGAGTGTTGTCGCAACTGCAAACGAGGAGTGCGTACTAGATATGAGCAAGCCGAGAGCGAAGGGGTTTAAGTGTCCGAAGTGCGGTTGCACGAGGCTGCGAGCGTTGCACACGGACCAGAAAAAAGACCACATGCGGCGCGTTCGTGAATGCAACGAATGCGGCGCTCGCGTGGAGTGTCAGGAGCGGATCGTCGGGCTGATCAAGCGGGTGAAGGCGGTGTAAATCGCATACCTCAAAAAGAAATACCGCCTAGCCCCCAACGGCATCGGTAAAGAATAGCGCAGCATGTCTTGAGTGTTGAAATTGCGAGTGTATCAACACACGCATAATGACCGCCGCCGAAACGCAACTCGCCGCTGAATTGCTCAAGTCGAAAACCGTCAAGGTTGGCGACCAGGAAATTACGCGTCGTGAACTCGGCGAGATTCTTGATGTCGTCAAATATGAGCGGTCGGTGAGCGCGACGATTGCCGCCAACCCGTGGTCATGCCTGCAACGGCGCAAGATCGTGCCGGGAGGTGGTGGCCAATGACTACCGCCGTCTCGCGTATCCTTGGTCCGAATGGGTCGCCGCTTCCGGCTACTACTCGGCCACGCCCTGAACTTGCCAGCGCGATGCTACACACTCGCCGCCAGAATCGTCCCTCGATCGAGGCACGGTATGACGCTGCCAGTTCATCGACCGAGTTCGCCAACTATTGGGCGAACGCCGATGCTCTCGATGCGGACTCCGCGAATAGCAAGGGCGTCCGCACCACGCTGGTGAAGCGGTCACGGTATGAAGCCGCCAACAACGGCTACGTCGACGGCATACTCCAGACGCTGGCTACCGACATTATCAGCGTCGGGCCGAAGCTCCGGTTGCGCACGAAGAACAAGGCGTTCAATCAAGCCGTCGAGACCGTGTGGAATCAGTGGGCAACGCGAGTTCAATTGCGCCGCAAGCTATGGTGCATGGCTCACGCGAAAGTGCAAGACGGTGAAGCATTCGGCATTCTCAAGACGAATCCGAAAGTGCGGCATCCGGTCAAGCTGGACATCGTGCTGGTAGAGACCGAGCAGGTCACGTCGCCGTATGGGAGCCTCGTCAAAGAAGGCCACATAGACGGCCTGACATTTGACGAGTTTGGCAATCCGGATGTCTACGAGGTTTTGAAGTATCATCCTGGCGGGCAATTCTCCGGTTATCGCTCCGGCGATCACGAGCGTGTGCCCGCTAAATACATGCTGCACTGGTTCCTGATGCGCCGTCCTGGGCAACGCCGAGGTGTGCCAGAGCTACGGTCAACCCTTCAGGTCGGTGCGGCGTCTCGTCGATGGCGAGAGGCCACGGTAGCAGCCGCAGAAACAGCGGCTGATATCGCGGTCTGGATGAGTACCACGCAACTCGCTGATAGCACTGCCGACGAATTGCGACCGATGGATTCGTTGCCGTGGGAGAAGCGTCAGGCGATCGCTGCGCCGATGGGCTGGGAGCCCACGCAGATGAAAGCTGAGCATCCGAATGCTACCTATGAGGCATTCAACAAAGCTCAGATCAGCGAACTCGGTCGCCCGAAAGGCATGCCGTATAACAAAGCGGCTTGCGATAACACCGGCAATTCATTTTCGGGCGGCAAGCTCGATCAGCTCACGTACTACGCGATGCTAGACGTTGAGCGCGAGGATTGTTCCGACACTGTGCTCGACAAGGTGTTTGACCTGTTTTGGGAGGAAGCTGTTCTCGCCTACGGCTGGAACGCCGACCCGGCAGAGGCACCGCTGCATACGTGGGACTTCCCGAAGCATCCGGTCGCCGATGCGGTATCAGAGTCGCAAGCCAACGATATCAACCTGCGAAATGGTTCGCTCAGTCTGTCGCAGCTCTACTCAGAGAATGGGCAAGACTTCGAAGACGAACTCTCGCAAGAGGCTGAGGATTACGGCGTCAGCGAAGACGAAATGCGCAAGATTCATCGCAACGCGTTATTCAACGACAAAAACCAGCAAGCGTCGATGGAGCAGGCGGCGAATCAATCCGCGCAACGCGTTGCGCCTCAATTCAACGAGGTGCCAGATGCCTGAGCGAATCATCGCAATTACCGCCGACGTCGAAATGGTCATGGCCGCCGAAGGCGAACCAGCCGGTCCAAAGAAGTTCGCGGTTAAGGTCTATAACGGCGGCGCTCTCCAGGTGAACCGCTGGGACTATCCAGTCGTCATCGATCTCGCCGGTATGAAGGTCGAGAAGTCGGTGATTGCCAATCTCGACCACGTGCAATCACAACGCGTCGGACACGCCACCGAGGTGATCAACGATCTCAGCAAAGTATCAATCAGCGGGCTCTGCTCGGCTGCTACTGAATACCGCGACGAAGTCGTGAACAGCGCTGCTGATGGCTTCCCGTGGCAAGCATCCGTTGAAGTGCTACCGACGCAAGAGCCCGACTTTGTCGGCCAAGGCGAGACGGTCGAAGTCAACGGACAAAAATTCAAAGGGCCGATTCAAGTCGCCCGCAAATCACGGCTGTACGGCTTCGCGTTTCTATCACGCGGAGCTGACGGCAATACGTCAGTGAAGATCGCGGCTGAGGCCGCTTCATCCACAAACGGAGTATCAAGCATGAACGAGGATCTGAAGCAGTGGATCGAGGCGCAAGGCTTCGAGGCCGACAAGCTGAACGACAAGCAGCGCGATTCGCTCACGGCTGCGTTTGCCAAGATCGAAGCCGGTAGCAATGGTGCTGAAAAGAAGAAAGCGCCAGTTGATATCGCCGCTGGTGCTGGCAACGACGGTGCCTCGCTGATGGACGATCTCAAGGTATGGCAACTGTCGTCCATGCTCGCTCAACACTCCGAGCTGCAAGACGAGATCGACAGTATCATCGCCGCGCAAGAAGACGACATTCCGGACAAGACCAAGCTGCGTCTGATCCGCGCGACGGCCAAAGACAACATCGTCAACATCAAGCGCAAAGCGATTGCCGAGAAGTGGTCAGACGAGAAGTATCAAGTCGAAGCCATCAAGGCGACCAGCGCTGTGAAGATGGAGTTGGTTCGCGCCGAACGTCCGTCAGGTCCGGCAATCCATGCGTCTGTCAAAGACACCTCGCCGCTGGTCATCGAAGCCGCATTGGCTCAGACGGTCGGTATCAGCGGTCTCGACAAGGTCTACGATGACAAGACGCTACAAGCCGCGCACACCATGTTTCGCGGTCGCGTTGGTCTCAAACAATTGCTGACAATCGCCGCTGCCGCGAATGGTATGCAATGCGGACCGGGTTTCGCCGTGCATGCTGGCAACGTCCGCGAAGTGCTGCGGTATGCAGTCAATCCGATCGAAGCTGCGTTCTCGACGCTCAGCCTGCCAGGCATCCTCAGCAATGTGGCAAACAAGGAGATCCTTGAGGGCTACATGGAAGAGGATCAGAGCTGGCGCGAGGTCTCGATGATTCGCAACGTCAGCGACTTCAAGGCTGTCACCAGCTACCGCATGCTCGATAACATGGAGTACGACGAACTCGCCGCTGATGGCCGTATCAAGCACGGCACGCTGGGCGAAGAGTCCTACAGCCGTCAAGCCAAGACCTACGCGAAGATGTTCAGCATCACGCGGCAGGACATCATCAATGACGACCTTGGAGCGTTCGACGCTTTGCGGTCGCGTATTGGTATGGGTGCGGCCAAAAAGTTCAACAAGGTCTATTGGACCAAGTTCCTCGACAATAGCACGTTTTATACGTCGGGACGAACGAACTACATCACAGGATCGACGACGAACCTGGGGACTGATGGCGTCGGGCTTTCGCTCGGCGTGCAAGCGTTCCGCCAGATGAAGTCGCCAGCCGCAGACGGTGCCAAGAAGCTCGGTGAGTCCGTTGGCGGACGTCCTGAGATTCTGGTTGTGCCGCCTGAACTGGAAGCCGCCGCAGACATTCTCTACCGCAACACTAATCTCGGTGCTGTGGCTGGATCCGCTGCGAATATTCACGGCAACAAATACCGACCGGTTGTCGTGCCGTGGCTCAGTGATACCAACTTTACTGGCTACTCGACGACTGCGTGGTATCTGTTCCGCGCTCCTCGAATGATGGCTCCGATGGTCGTGTCATTCCTCAACGGAGTGGCAACGCCAACCGTCGAGTCTGCGGAAGCCGACTTTGATCAGCTCGGAATTCAGTTCCGTGGGTATCACGACTTTGGATGCGACCAAGCTGAATATCTGTCCGGTATCAAATCGAAGGGGGCCGCGTGAGCGGGTCCTGAGTAGCAACAACAACCGACCCGCCTGAAACGTAGCAGGCGGGCGTTTTTCAGACTCACCATCCCATCGAGGATAGTTCCAATGACCGAAGCATCACTGTATCAAGCCGAAGAAGGCAACCTCGACGTGACGACCACATTGGCTCTCACGGGTGGTGAGGTAGTTCAATTATCAGACGGACGCGCCGGAGTGTCCTCAGTAGACGTTGCAGCCGGACGGCTAGCGGCACCGCAAACTGAAGGCGTGTTTAAGGTCACCAAGACCGCGAGTCAGGTGTGGGTCGATGGCGGACCGCTGTGGTGGGATCATTCAGCCAATTCGGCGACGTGTATTCCACGCATGGGTGCAGGCGACCGCGACTTCTATCTCGGCACAATTGTTGGCGATGCGACCGCAGCCGCAACTGAAGGCTACGTCAATCTCAACGTGCAGCCGAAGTATGAAATCGACCTGGCACGTGACCCGTTTGCTACCTCGATCGTCAAGACAGTGGTCGGTTCGACGACCGTCGAAGTGCCACACGTGGAACCACGCGGCGGTGGCACGACAATGATCTTCGGCACGACTGCCGAAGCGCAGAAAGTTGACCTGCTATCCGAGCGATCTTTCGCACTGGCCAGCAATTGGATAGTCGAAGGCGAAGTCAACATCGTCACTAACGGTGACGCGTCGGCTGTCGATTTCAATATCGGCGTCGCGAGCGGCACGCACGCTACCGATTTCGACTCAGTCGCCGAGTTCGTTGTGCTGCACACCGATGGTGGCGCACTTGATATCTCGGCTCAGTCAGACGACGGCACGACTGACGTTGCGATTGAAGATACCACGGCAAACTTCGTGGCCGGTACGCCGTTCTCGTTCGTCATTGACGGGCGAGATCCAACGGACGTGCAAATCTACATCGACGGCGTGTTGATGCTACCGGCCACCACGTTCACGTTGGCGGCTGCTACCGGCCCACTGAAGCTGATCGCACACCTCGAAAAGACGTCTGACGACTCGCCTGGAACGTATGTGATCAACCGCCTGCGAGTTCGCACGGCGCAACAGTAATAGCGAGGACGCAGCCCAATGTCTTTCGCTACCGAACTCTCAGAGGCTTGCACAGATATCCGCGCGGAGTATGCGGCAACAGTCAATTACCTACGCGGTGATGAGCAGCTTCTACTGAGCCCGGTGGCGAAGGGCGACCGGCTGTTTAAGTACGACGACGACTACGGCATCACGCAGCGTGTCAATGTCGTGGATTGGTTGATACCTGCCACAACACTGCGGCTGGTGATACCGCCAGTACCGGGCGACAGAATCACGGAGCAAATCGGCAATACCACGTTTATCTACGAGGTGGCGTCTGTCGGTAAGCAGCCGTGTTGGAAATACGACGATCCAGGCCAAACAGCCGTGAGGGTGCATACCTTCTTGGTTGATTCAATAAATCCAGAGACGTGACGCATGGCGGGAATCGACGACCTGATGACAGCGGTTCAAACGCAGATCAACGGTCACACGTTCTCGCCAGCGTTCGTCGTGAATCGTGAAGACGTTCCAGTCTTCAACGCCAGCGATGTCAAAGACCTCACCGTCACAATGATACCGCAGGAGTATGGCGAAGAAGCCTTCACGCGAGCGCACGACAAATTCACCTACGTGATCGAGATCGGATTCGAACGCAAAGCAGGGCCGAAACCGCAAACCGGCGACGACCCGATTTTGCAAATGAGTAAAGAGATTCGAACGCTGCAATCGTCGGTACTGAGTTGGCTATCAAAACGCGAGAACCGCAGGCCAGCAACATATTCGAACTGCATGCTGAAGAAGCTCGAACAAGTTCCGATTTTTGATGCCGACATGCTACGCGACAAGCGCATTCATCTCGGTGTGATACGCCTGACCTACGAGGAGATTGCGAGGCCAACGTGAAGGGACTCAACGCTGGCAAATTCGGAACCAAGATGCCGTCGATGCAAGCGATGGCGAAATCATTCTTTGATCGAGAAGCGGTGATCAAGGCGGTGAACGCCGCTGAGTTAAAGGCGTTGCGATATCAAGGTGGATACGTCCGCAAAGCCGCTCAAGAGTCGATTCGCAACGGCAAGGGAAAAGGCAAATCAAGACGCAGTAGCAAACCGGGTGAAACGCCACGCAGCCAAACGGGACGGCTGCGGCGATTCATCATGTTTGCACATGATAGATCAACGAATTCTGTCGTCGTTGGACCGGCGACACTTGGTGGTAAGGGAAAGGTTCCGCAGGTCCTTGAGTATGGCGGAATCAGCAGGATTGCACTCACGAGGCCAAAGCTCGGCAAAGGCCACAAAGCCAGTGGTGCTAAGCGTCGGTTTCGGTGGGAAAAAACGGGACAGTTCAAAAACGTGGTAATTGCGCGACGGCCATTCATGGGACCTGCTTTGACGAGGTCGGGTCCGAAGCTGGCGGCGATTTGGCGAGACTCAATTAGGAAGTAACAGGCAAGGAAAACACAGATGGCATTCGAGCAACTGAAAAAGCGGGCGGCAGAGCTAGTAGCAACCAACGGTATGGACGCAGTGATGCGGTGCAAGACTAAAGAGATTGCACAGCTTACAAAAGCTCTTAACGACCTCGTCGGCGCACTACTGCCAACTGACGCCAATTACCTGGACCTGAAGGACGCGCACGCCGCATATAGCTCGTGCCAGAAATACTCAAATTCTGATACGCAGGTCACTCTATGGGCTGGCAAGGTGTTGCAACTCTGCCAACTCCACGACGGCGACGCTGTTACGCCGATGCCAGAGAAACACAGCCTTGACAAAGTGATGCCGCACGAACCCGGCAAACTGGCGCGTGATACCGCTGAAGCGAATGCAGCACTGGCCGAGAAACACGCTGAGGAAGCCAGAGTCGCACGGGAAGCCGAACAGCAGTCGATTGGTCAAGAACAAGACGCGCAGAACGAACTGACCGAAACAGAATAACAATCACCTCCCTCTCAGGAGTATCACGTCATGACAGTCGCCAATCCATCCGCCGGTTTATTTGATGCCCTGTTTTGCAACACCGGCACTTACGCCAGTCCGACGCTCGTGAAGCTCGACGGTATCGAGAATCTCACGTTCGACGACGACCGCACGGTGATCGACCTCAGTATTCGTCGCTACATGACGAAACTGCATCTCACCGGCCAGCGGACAATAAAGCTCGGCTACAACATCATGACCGAACCAGGTGGCACTACTTGGGACACCATCCACGGCTACTACAACGCACGCACTGCGGTAGAGATGTTTGCTTTTTACAAATACACCGACAACAGCGGCGCACCAACAGCGGGTGATAAGGCTATCCGCCTAAATACCGAAATCAGCAAATTCTCGCGCAGCCAGGAACTGGAAGGCATCGACTTCAACGAAGTCGAGCACGTGCCATCAGCGCGGCTGCAAGGCGTTGCATCTGCCATCGTCGAGCCGGCAGTTTATACGGCAGCATAGGAATCCCTCGCCCGGCTGTTTCCCGCACGGACGCGGGGAACGGCTGAGCGTTGTTTTGATACGCGTCACGTCACAGCGAGGTTGCCGATTATGCGTTTGATCGAACTCACGCAACGCATCGAATTACAGATGACCGTCAGTAATGCCGAGCGTCTCAAAGAGCTTGGCTTGCTCGATGTGTTTGGATTGACTCAGAACCCGGAATCATTCGCCAGGTTGCTGACCGAGCCGCCTGTGTTTGTCGCTGCGTTGTGGGAGATCACCGATCAACGCGGACTGACGCGAGAGGGGTTTGATACTCTCGTGCGGAATGCAGGTCACGAGCAACTTTGGAACGCGTTCGTGGGAGAACTCACCGATTTTTTCCACGACCCGATGGAGCGGCAGATCGTCGCCGCGATCATCGGTGCAGCCGAAGAAAGCTGGCAGAGGATGCTGCGTCAGATGCTGATGGCGGTATCAGACAGCAGTCCCAACGAGGATGGCGAACAGTATGGGAACTCGCCGGAGTCGTCGGAGTCGATCCTCGACCTTTCACACTCAGACAACTCGATGACATGGCAACCGGGAGACAGCGCTCTGAATGGAGTCGTTGTAGTAGCTTGATGGCCATGCTCGCGAACTGTCACCGCAACCCGAAAAAGAAATCGTCACCGTACCGACCGTCAGACTTCGACCCGTATGCACCTTTACCGCCGCCGCTGACTAAGGCGCAAAAGGAAGCAGCGGCCAAAGCGTTTGCCTCAGCCTGGAAAGTGAGTTAGTCAACATGCCTGCTGGCTACTTCAATTTTACAGGAACTCAACGCTGCGAATCCGGTGCGACGTTCAGTCGTCAGTTCACGCTCTACTCGAACTTGACCGAGGCCGAGAAGTACGCGATCGCCAACGGCACGCTGACCAGTGCGCAAGAGATTTCGATCGCGGCCAAGCTGCGCAATCTCACCGGCTATACGGCACGAATGCAGGTGCGCTCCAGCGTATCAGGCGGAACGGTTCTGATTGAACTAACGACTGCCAACTCTGGCATCACGTTGGGTGGCGCGGCTGGCACTGTCGTGCTGGCGATAACCGCAGCCGATACTGCAAGCCTGACTGCTGGCGAGTATTACTACGACGCCGAACTGATCTCCGGCGCAGGAGCCGTTGAGCGAATTCTCCAAGGTCGATTTGTAGTCGATCCGGAGGTGACTCGATGACGACGCAGGTTGTCAATCAGGCGGGTGGCACCAGCGTTATCGCGACGACGACGGAGAATTGTTTCGTTGTCTCAAACGACGCGACGGCGGTAGTGCTGGCGATGGTCGGTGCGCAGGGTGCGCCAGGTGCAGACGGCGACGCCAACACGTTCGAGAGTGAGAATAAATCAGGCGGCACGCTCGCCGCTGGTGTAGCCGTGGCGACTCATTCGTCTGGCACCGGAACAGTGAAAGCCATAGCGACGGCGTTCAGCACACTGGCAATCGGGCTCGTTGCCGCGTCAACGGCAAACGGAGTCAGTGGAGACGTACAGACAACAGGGCCGTTCACGCTCGCTGACTGGACCGCAATTACCGGCACCGCCGAGCTTGTTGCGCGTGGTAGATACTACCTCAGCGCGTCAACAGCCGGACTGCTGACAACGACGGCACCTTCCACGGTTGGGCAAATCATACAACTCGTTGGAGTAGCCATTTCGCCTACTACTCTCGACATCGATCCGGGCGAAGGAATCCTCTTATAACGGAGCCGTGCAATGGCACTTCGTAAGCCTTTAGTTTTGAACGGCGGAAATATCGAGCAGATTCAGTATGGCGATACATTGAATGCTGTTGTTGCTGAAAACAACGTCATCAGCCGTACTGCTGCCGCGACGCTAATTGCTGGCAATGCGGTGTATCCAAGCTCCGCCACAGAGGTGAATAAAGCCCGCGCGAACGCCAGCGGAACGGTTCTTGTTCTCGGCTTTGCAACCGCTGCAATTACGTCAGCAGCTAGTGGATCAATTCAGACGTCTGGCATTCTCACGCTGACAACTGGTGAATGGGACGCACTAGCCGGGACAACTGGCGGACTCACGTTCAACACGCGGTATTACCTGTCCGCTGCGACGGCTGGACTTGTGACATCAACAGCGCCTTCCACAACTGGTCAGTATGTGCGGCCAGTATTATTGGGCGTCAGCACGACAGAGGCCATGATCCTCGACGCAGAAGCGATCCTTCTCTAGTACGGCGGCAGTGCAATGGCGTCAGGTCTTCTCAGTTTGATCAGCGGTCAGATTCAGCACATCACGAATTTACTCGTTGATGCGGCTGGACTGACCGCTGCGCGCACATTCACACTGCCAGACGCCTCAACAACGCTGGTTGGCACTGATGCAACGCAGACGCTGACCAGCAAGCGCATCACAAAGCGTGTTTCGAGCACAGCAGACGCTGCGACGATCACACCTGACTGCGATTCCTATGACCTGATTGATATCACGGCGATCGCACAGGCTTTCACAATCGCAAATCCGACCGGCACGCCAACCAACGGGCAAGAGCTTCGGATTCGGATTAAGGACAACGCCACAGCCCGTGCGATCACCTGGGGTTCGAATTACGTCGAAGGCACAGGGACGGTGTTACCTGCCACGACGGTGCTGAGCAAAATTCTCAATCTGCTGTTTCAGTACAACACTGCCAACTCTCTTAACAAGTGGCAGTTGATTGGCGTGGCGCAGGAAAGCGCATCAGCGGCTGGTGGCGGCCTGACGAATTGGTCTGAGTCGGCTGGAACCTATTCATCGAAGGATTGGAAGCGGTTCTATCCAATCAGCGGCACGAACGTGAATGCGATTGTCTCGCCCCTTGGCACCGGGTCGTTTCAACTCCAAGTCGCGGACGGCACAAGCACCGGGGGTAATCAGCGGGGTTCCAGGGCCGTTGATTTACAAACACAGCGAACCTTTGCGTCGTCAGTTGCAAGTGGCGCTAACGCGTTTATCGGTAGTGGACATGGAAACGTGGTAGCAGGTGCCGATGCAGTTTGTGTCGGCGGTGTCGATAACTCAGCCGGAGGAACTGCTGCGGCGAACGGCGGTGGTAGATACAACACTGTGTCTGGACTGTGCGCCTCAAATCCAGGTGGTCAATATAACTGGGCGGGAGGCGATTTTTCTGCGTCGCTTGGCGGAAAGGATGGCTCAGCAAGAAACATATACGGCGCGTGCTTCTTTGCGTCTGGCCAATTCTCGACATTAGCAGACGCCCAATTCGGCTTGAAGGTGTTGCGTAAATCTAGCACGTCAGCAACTCCAGTTGTTCTGACGTCTGATAACGGGTCCGCCTCGACAACAAATCAAATCATACTGCCGAACAACTCGTGCTTCATGATTAAGGGAATGGCGGCCTGTATACGCACCGACTCCGCTGGAGATCGCGCCGAGTATGAATTTAGCGTCGGCGTTTATCGTGGCGCAAATGCCGCATCAACAGTGATTGACTACAGCAACGTTGACATTCGTTATGAGAGTGATGCGACGTTTGATTTCACTATCGCGGCAGACACTACCAACGGCGGCGTGTCGTTCTCGTTTACCGGAGCATCAGGCAAGACAGTGAGGTCAGTGGTAACGGCATGGGCCACTGAGGTGACGGCATGAACGACAATCTCTATTTCATGGCAGGCGCACCCCGTAGCGGTAGCACTCTGCTATGGAGCCTGTTAAGGCAGAACCCAGTGAATCACTTGTCGCCAAAGAACAACGGGCTGATCGAGACTGTCGTTCGCGAGTCGAACGATTGGGCAACTCGTGAGGGCTACAAAGCCGCTGGTATCGCCGCAATGGCACCGCGAATCAGGGGCTTCATTCGTGGCATGTTCCCGGCGTTTTATCCTGAACTCTCAGAGGGCAAAGCGGTTTTCGACGACTCGCGTGGCTGGCTTGCTCAGATATCACTGCTCGAAGAAATCCTTGAACGGCGAGTGCAAATCATCGTCACGGTTCGCGATGTAAAAGGCGTTTGCGCTTCGTGGGAAAATCTATTCCGTAAGAACCAATTGACACGCCCGCAAAGATCCGACGAACAGCGGGTCAACGGAGCGACGTCGCTCCAGCGATGTCAGCAATACATGCGAGCGGATGCAACAACTGGCATGTGGTGTAATTGGCTTAAAGACGCCTTCGAGACGGGCCTATCCGATCGGCTGATAATCGTTCCGAACGCAACGCTCGTGGCGAATCCGATTGGTGTTGTTGCGTTGATACACCAAGCACTTGGATTGCCTGAATTCGTTTGCGATCCAGGCAACGTCGAAGGCGATCCAGTAGACGCAGACCTGCAAACCTACGGGCTGCCAGTGCATTCGCTGCGGAAGCAAGTGGATTCATCTGCGATGAATCGCGGTGCGTCTCTGCCTCTTGATGCCTGTCAATGGATCGACGAAAACTTCCCTTCTATCAACAACTTAGCTGCCGGACCTGTCACTGTGTTTGGTCAGCCTTTCTCGGAGCCAGAAGGTTAATCACTCAAGATTGCGTCTTTCAAATCGTTGCTTTTCATCTGTCATCAAGCGGATGAACAAACGAGCGAAGTAAACACAAGCGGTAATAGACACTGCGGAGCATGTAACTGCAAAAAGAAAACTAATAATCACGGATAAGACTTTCTATGGATCAGAACCAGAAGATGCTACTGACGCGGGAGAGTCGCATCAGGACCGTATTTCCCAAGCAGGGCATGGTCCGGTTCGCGGGACAATATTGAATACTCACCACTGATTTTCACTCCATCAACACCATCGCCTTCAATTGGGTTAATTATCTTGTTTTCGAGGCCACCAAAAACGGAGTATGGCGGTGAGACGGCATGAGTTTCGTGGCCAGAAACAGCACGACCAAATGGACCATCAACGTGAACTGTCATCAGAACACCTTTGCAAGTTAGAGCCTCAACACAACGTACCGCCAGAAGAATGGATCAGCAATGCCCAACAAAACGCTCTCGATGACTGCACCTGATGCGATCTTTGATCTCGCGGTCGAAGCTCTGTGGTTCAACGGCGGCGCATTCGAAGGCGATCACCTCGAACGAGCGTTGACGCGACTAAGGCAGTATCTACGAGACGAAATATCCGCGTATCAACTCGCGCAAAAGCAGGTTGAGCAACAAGCCGAACTTGAACAGTTCCGAACCGGACTCGGCTCGCAATTAGACGCAGCGGCAGAGGCGTTGACACTCACGGTTGAGTAGCTCGCGGCACACGTAACAACCACGAAACGGACTTCCCAACATGGCCAACTCAAAGGCGATTGAAGCAGGCGGCGCGTTCGTCCGGCTGTTCACGGACAAGTCGCCGATGGTGCGCGGCTTACGGGATGCGCGCCAAGAGTTTGATAGTTGGGCGGCTGGTATCGGATCAGCAGGCGCAAAGCTGCTCGGGGCTGGTGCCGCTGGCTTTGCTGGCGGCAGCATCGCTGTCAAGCAATTCGCAGAAGTCGGTTCCGCTCTCAATGACATGAATGCCAGAACTGGCGTCAGCGTTGAGGCGTTGAGTGCATTGAAGTATGCAGCCGAGCAAAACGGGTCTTCCCTCGAAGCTGATGAAGGCGGGCTGAAGAAATACTCGAAGCGAGTCGTCGAAGCCGCTAACGGCAACAAAGAAGCCGTTGATGCGTTTGGCGCACTTGGCATAAGTATCAACACGCTCAAAGGCATGTCGGCTGAGCAGCAGTTGCAGTTGATTGGAGAGCAGCTAGAGAAGATTCCTGAAGGCTCGCAGCGTTCCGCAGCCGCAATGGGCGTGTTTGGTAAAAGCGGTTCTGATTTGATACCGGTCCTCAAAGACCTCAAGTCGAACATGGATCGCGCTAACAGGCTCGGTCTCACATGGACCACAGGGGAAGCCGCAAACGCCGATGCGCTCGGTGATCGGTTCGATGATCTCAGCGCCGTTTTCAAGCGAACTGTCGAAGTCATTGGCAGCGAACTCGCTCCGGCTGTGATGGCAGTCACGGAACCGCTGCTTGAGGCCGCTGTCGCAACTAAGCAATGGGCCGCTGAAAATCCTGGAGTGATTCAGACGGTCGCACTCGCGACGGCCGGGCTCGGCGCGCTAGGTGTAACTCTCGTGACCGTTGGCGCTGGCCTATCAGTTGCCGGTGTTGCAGCCGGTGGATTTGCGACAGCATGGACCGGCGTTGGCGCGGCGATAGGTTTAACAGCCGCTCCGATGGCCACGCTAAGCAGTGCAACGTCGTTGCTCACCGGAACAGCGGCGACAGCACTCAAGAGCTACACGGCGCTCGGTAGCGGCATCACTAGCGTCGTCACGGCTGGCGCTGGGCAGGTCACGAAGTTGGCTGGTGCCGGCGCGAAGGCGGCGTCGAAGATCTCGGCTGGTGCCGCGTATGTTGCGGACGCTGTGCCGTCGATTCCACTAAGCCGCAAGACAGCCGTCTCGGCGGGAAAAGCCTACGTTGCCAACGAAGCAATGGACACCGGCGACACGTACTCGCTGGCCGGCAGCAAACCGACACCGACACCGAAAGCTGGCGCACTCGACAAGCTGCTGAAATCTCGCGCTGTGAAGCCGTATGCAAAGGCTGGCAAAGACCTCAAGAAGTCGGCGGATCTATTCACCCAGGTCATCGCGTCGCCATTCAATTCGCAACGCACAGCGAACGCCTTCGGCAAGCTTGGGCCAGCGATCGGCAAGGCGACAACACAAGCCTTTGCAGGCAACTATTCCAAGGCTGGACAGACAGCCGGAAAAGCCGGTCAGCGGCTCGCCACGTCGCTGTGGCAAGGATTCGACACGAAGCGCAACAGCGGCAAACTTAGCAACGCGGGCGGGGCTTTAGCTTCCGGTATCGGCAAGCTCGGCAAGGCTGGAATGGGCACCGGCGTTGCGGTGATGAAGACCTCGCTTGGCGGTCTGCAAGCGGTCGTGTCTCCGCTCATCGGATCGTTCGGCGCACTGACCGGCGGCATTCGAACCGGCTTCAATTCGGCGGGCAACTCTGTGCTGAAGTTCGGCGGGTCGCTGGCGGCGTCACTCGCGCCTGTGCTTGCCATCGGAGCCATCGCGGGCATCGGCTATCTGATCGCAACTGAGACGGATATTGGACGCAACGCAATCGTCGGCCTGCAAGACACCGCGTCGATCGCAATGAGTTCGATCGGCATCGCTGGCGGCGAAATGGCCGACCGCATGTCCGAGGCGTGGACCGTGATCTCGACCGAGGCCATTGCTGGCGGCAACGAGATGGTCACAGCCTACGGCGGCGTGGTCGATGCTGTTGCGGCTGGCGATCTCGGGCTCGCCGGTGAGGTCGCGTTGGCCGGTCTTGAATCAGCCTGGCGTACTGGCGCGGCAACGATCATCGACACGTGGGACGTCGCGACGTCGGCCATTCTCTCGACGTGGACCGACACCGTCGCTGGTGCGCAAGCCATCGGCGAAAACCTCACAGCGTGGTTCTCGACAACGTGGCTCGACATCAAGGGCTTCGCGTTCGATGCCTTCGATGCGATCATGAATAAGTGGGACAGCGCAAGCGGCTGGATCGCGGACAAACTCATTGACATCAGCGTTGCGACCGGCGTTGTCGAAGGCGATGCGGAAGAGATTAAAAAGACTCGCGGCGAAGACACAAAGGCCCGCCAGAAAGGGCGCGACGGCGACGTTAAAGCAGAAGCCGACAAGAGAACAAAGCAAAAAGCCGAGATCGAGCAGAACCGCGTTGACGGGCAAAAGGGCATCGAGTCCGAACGAGTCAAGGAACAGCAGCGCATCAGCGACGAACGCGACAAGGCGCTGCTTGAGAACGAGCAGAAGAAGATTGCCGCGCAGGAGAAGCTGAAGTCTCTGCGAGAGAAGGCCGCCGTTGCGAAAGATGACGCAGTCAAAGCCGCTGCCGATGAGACCGCAAAGAAAGACAAGGCAGACAAGGACGAAGAAGACGCGGCACTCGGCAACACTGGTTCAAGCGGTGGACCCGGTGCGCAAGCCACTGTCAGCGGCATCGTTTCGAGCCTCAACAGAGGCGGCGCGGTCAGTTCGCCAGAAGACACGAAACGCATGGCGATCGACGAAACGACCGCCGCGCTTGGTCAGCAGAAGCTCGCGTATGACGACGTCACGAAGGCTGCGCAAATGGCCGCTGACGTTGGTGCCGCCGTGCTGTCAGCGCCAGTGATGGAGTCACTGAAATCGTTGATGGCAACGATCCGCATTCCGGACATCTCAGCCATCTCATCGCCATCCACAGCGCGTACGGAATCAACATTTAACGCGCAGGCAATCGACCTTGAGCCACTGCTGCATGAGTTGCGAAAGCTCAATTCCACAGTCGAGCACGGAGGCACGCTCACAGCATGACAATCCGAGTTGAAGAAGCACACGAAAGCCGCGCACTGCGAGACGCTGGATACGCAAATCAGCGATCGATCGAGGTCGTGCTGTATGCCTACGATGACGCGGACAATCCCGCCGATCTCGACCCGGTAGCCGTCCGCGCCGCCGTGTTCAGCGTGCTATCCGCTTCACCGTATGGCGACCCGCTCTATGGGCTCTGGTTTCAAAATTTGGAGCTCGACCCAATCAATCGTTTCACCTTCATGGCCAAGGGCACGTGGGGTGTTCATGAACCTGTGAGCGTTGCGTCTGGTGGAGTTGGTTCTCCGATTCTCAAGTGGGGATTCACCACCGCAGGCACGACCGAGCATGTCACGCATTCGCTCTCAACAATTGCGCGTTATGAAGCAACCGGAGCAGGTACTCAGCCGAACTTCGACAAAGCTGTTG